CTAGATATTTTCCTACAGTTGGATCCCAGTTATCTTTAAGTTTAGAGTAAATTAAAAGACACACCTGTATCAATTCTGGAAAATCCGATATTTCTATCGGAACTTCCGAATCTATAGGCTCTGTTCCTAACTTCTCACACATTTCATAATAAGCATCCTTTGTCATGCTTACATCTGAATTTTGAAAATATCTTACTAAATACTCTTTAATTAATTCTAGCTGTTCTTGGTAAAGTTTCCCAAATCTGTCACTGTTTCACTAACAAAATTATCAAAATTAACTGATGATTTCATTAGATCTAATGCATTTTCGGGCGAGAATTCTAACTCTTCGTTCAAATCTTGGATACTAGAGGTATCAATTGGTGCTAATGTCTCTACATAAGACCATTTTAAGCCTTTCCATCCTGTTACACATGCTTCTGCATATAATTTTAAAAATAATTCATCATCAACTGTTTCTACAGGTTGACGATTTTTATAAGTAACAGTGGTTGCTTTTTTCCGTAATTTTTGAATAGTTTCTCTAGACAGATAATTAAGTTCTACCTTAAAATCAGGACAACCTGGAAATTCAATTTCTGCTTTTTTGTGAGATACTACTAAAGATTTTAGAGAAGTAATAGACATATAAATTCCTTTTTAGAATATATTAAGAAAAAAGTTGGGGGGAAAATCCCCCAACCATAGTTATTAAGTATTTGGATGATAGTAACGAACTTCCAATTCATTAGCAGCGCCAACATCAAATGCACTAGCTGTTGAACCTTGAGCAGTAAAGTTAATATTTACTGATACAACTTGATCTGTTGAAATAGCTGGAATTGTTAACACGCAAGCTGGCATATCAAATTCTACTCTAACGGAGTTAGACGCTCCACCTACTGCAACTAAAACTAAAAATTCTGGGTCAACTTCAGATGAAGACGCTGCTAACATATCTGCTAACAATCCAGCGCTATTAGTTGAGCCTGTACGTAAGTATGCAGTTAAAGAACCAGTAATACTTCTAGTACCTGTAAAATAAGTTGCAGGTAAGTTAACCACACCTAAGTTAGCAGGAGTTAAATAACTAACATTATTGCTGATGGTTAGACTACCACCTGTTAATGCTATTGTATAAGCGGTACCAGTTCCATCAATACCTGCTGTTACTTCCAACGTAGATAATTTATTAGCAATAAAAGGTGCAGTAGTATTTTTACCTTTGGCCGTACCTTCTAAAACTCCTGTTGCTCCACTAAATGTTACAGTTCCACCTGTTGAAGCTGCTAATCCAGATATTTGACGTAAAATTGTTCCTTTACCCGTCCAAGCTATAGTAGCAATTGCATCAAGGCCGAAATCAACAGTAGCAGTGTCCAAAACACAATTATCAATTGCATATGAAGAACCGTCCAATAATATAATTAAACCAAATTTTTGAAGTTGATGTTTTTGAGAATTGATTGTTACAGCTGTAGCTACTGAAGGAGCCTCACTCCATGATGGGTTAGTACCGCCTATAGCATCAACAGCAAACATAGCATTCCACAGTACTGATTCTTCAGCTGTTATATTTGTACCACCATCACGTGGGCGCATATAAGTCGAGAAAGAAAAATCTACTGGATCTAATGCAGTATTAAATGAGCGTTGTCCGCGAACAGGCGTATTTCCACCTTCACTTAATGTAACTGTTTCAGATGATGTGTTTTGAGAAAATGATAAACCATCTAATACCTGGATCTCAAAGGTATTAGAAGTTGTGCAACCAAGTGCTTTTATAACACCAGTTACAGCATCAACGTTGGTACTAAAAAATACCCGCGCGTTTCTAATAAGATTAAATGACATTTTTATTCCTTTTAAAGTTGCAGTACTAAATCAACTAGATATTTATCTGATATTTAGTATTACATTTTTTGAAAACGAACTTGAGCCGTTAATTCACCAACAGCATAAGGTGCTAGTAACCCTTCATCAGTTACTATAGATTGTACTAATATTTGTGTAATTGCATAGTGATTTACAGAGTCATATTCTATGTTTTGATTATTATCAATACATTTTTCAATATCTTCCAATAATTGCTCTAATTCTGTTTGTGAATTTTCACCCTTACAATATACTTTAATGGTTACTGTTAAAAAACACCATGCAAATCCAGAAGGGTGATATTCCCTATATTCTGGGCCTGCTGATGAATAAACACATGGAAAGTCATTTACTTCTGACCAAAACTTTAAATAAGGATAAGCATTTTCAAAGATATTTATAGAATAAGGGGCATTACCATCTATTTCTATAAATTTATTAGTAAGTGCTTGTACTATACTAGTTCTTTTTGACATTATATACCCACGGCTCTTAATCTTGTTTTAAGTATATTTGTAGCTATATCTCTTATAGCTTTTTCTCCTAATAATTTAGGATCTCTAGTTATAGGATATTGTTGTACTCCACCTCTAGAGAAGGTTGCATAAGGGTATTTCATATATGTAAAGAATGCAGATAAAGCACCATCCCTAGTTTGGCTAATACCTGTTACTTCGAAACTTTTAGCTAGTCTTCCAGTTCTATAATTTAATATATCATCCCTACTGCCATCACCCATATTTTTCTTTATGTATTCAGCTATATAACTATTTAGTATATTTTGTAAATTTGTTAAGGATACATAAGCAGGTGGAATTATAAATTCACTATTTATTCCTTTAGAACTAGTGAATTTAGACTGAGTTTTACTAGTCTGTATTTTTGAGGAAGTCTTTGCTTTTTCTTTTATAGATTTATCAGATTTACCTAAAAAGGTATTTCTAATCTTATTTTTTATATCTTCAATAAAAGTATTTTTAAATAATTTTATCTCAGGCAATAATTTTGATATTTTATCAATAAATCCCTTGGATTCTACAATTGCTTTAACTTCCTGTTTTGCAGATGAATCATGGATTATTAATATATTAGCTTTTATACTATTAATAAAATTACTTACTTCTTTATCTATGGACACGCTATAAGTGCCAAATCTTCTCTCTTCATATATTGCGTAATCTTTTAGTAAAGATTCAACCAGGATTTTAGATTGGGTTATTCCTACCTTATCATTGGGAATATTTATATTTGGTAAACTTACACTATTATCAGATATAGTATTAAATATACCAAAAAAATCTTTTATCTTCTGTCCTGTGGTTGAATTAGGCTCTTCTCTAAGTATGTACGCTAAATCAACAGTTGAATCCTTACCAAAAACTTCTTCTAATTGTGAATTTATCTTTTTTGATATTTCAACATTTAATAATTCTGCTCCTGCAGTTTGATAACTATTAAATAAAACTCCCACTAAATTATCTTTAGAATTATTATTAGTGAATACTAAAGCAGGAGTATATTTTGAAACTAAATCTGATAAAAGTACTGATTTACCATTTACTAAAAAAGAATCCTTTTTTAGAATAATTGTGTTCTTATACTTATTTCTAAGATGATTAAATATTGAATCTCGAAACTGCCGAATACTAGATACTTTACTAGAATCATTTTGAGTCCTAAAATTATTTTCTATTCCGAATGATCTTTGTAATAGTTTTAAATTTAATGGTACAAAATGAGGTGAAATACTTATTCCCTTTTTTACAAAAAAAGAAAATTTATTTTGTATTACACTACTAATAGAGTCTATAGAAAACATTAGTTATAATCCAATATATACATATCTAGTACACGTTTGATATTAGAAGGTAGAGCAGTATCTGTTATATATTCTATTTGCATAGTAGTAGTATTAGTACGCCCAACAGATTTTGCAGTAGCATCATTTTTTAAGTAGTATGTTAATAAATCATACACTGCTAGTGTAAGATCTGGAGGTATTGTGGTGAACCCTGCATTATAAACTAACCTGTATCCTTTTAATGTATAAGGAAATTCAGTGCTAGTTAATGGCCTTATAATATCCCCATCTACTATATAATCAACATATACTTCTAATGCAGTGTATGTTTGTCCATAATCAGTACTGTAAAATAAATCTTGTACTGATATCAAAGGCTGTTCTTGCACTACATAAAAAGGTATTCCACCATTAAAATATTCTATCTTAGCATTTGTAGATACCCAATCTATAAAGTCACGTCTACAATATGTTTTTACAAAAGCACTAATCTTAGGTATTAGTAAATCAATTACAGTATCTTGATTAGTACTAGAGATACCCATATAGGCTTTATAATCTGTTTTTGTTATTAAATCAGCCACTATACTTCTCCTCTATGTTTTGTAATAAAACTATTTCTAACTTTATTACAAAACAGAACTCTTAAAGAGTTCTGTTAGGAATATTACGCTGTATAACGCAATACTGAAACTCCACCACCTAAATTGGTAGTCAATTGGGTCATACCAGTACGTAAACTAGAAACTAATACACGTCTTTGGGTTTCAACCAAGTCTTGCGTATCAAAACGTAATCCACGTTGATTTCCTACTAAGAAGTTTGCTGGAGCGAAAGCAACTACAGCTGCTTTTGTATCCGCTTTAGCTTCAAATTCGCCACTCAATAAAACAGGCGCACCTGCAACAAAACCAATTTGACCAGTTAATAATGATGCACGATCAACACCGACTTTATCAACAGTTTGGAAACTAGTATCATCTAACAAGTTGTAGTAAGCATCTTGTGATACGATATAGATCATACCTGCTGGGTCTAAGCCCCAATATCCTAAGTCTTTACGCAATGAAACCAAATTAGCGATAGTAACTGCACCTGAACTCGCAGAAACGGTAACGGTTGAAGAGGCATCATAT